TACAACAATTGGTAATGGCTCTTTAAATTCTAACACAACAGGTGCAAATAATACAGCAGCAGGTAAAAATTCTTTAGATGCAAATACAACAGGTGCAAGTAACGTAGCAGTTGGTGTTGATGCTTTAGGTGCAAATACAACAGGTGCAGCAAACGTATCAGTTGGTAAAGAAGCTATGTTGGCTAATACTACAGGTGCTAGTAATGTTGCTATTGGACAAGATACTATGAAAGCTAATACAACAGCTTCTAACAATACAGCAGTTGGTCAAAATTCTTTAAGTGCTAACACAACAGGTGTTTCTAATGCAGCAGTTGGTAAAGATTCTTTAAAACTTAACACAACAGGTGCTAGTAACGTAGCAGTTGGAAATGTTGCTTTAGATGCCAATACATCAGGTTCACAAAATACAGCACTTGGTGACGCTGCTTTGGGTTCTACCACAACAAGTGATTGTAACACAGCAGTAGGTGCTAATGCTTTATTTAAAAATACTACAGGAACTAACAACACAGCAATGGGTGTAGATGCTGCTTTGTGTAATACAACAGGTGATGGTAATACAGCAGTTGGTCAAAATTCTTTAAGATTAAATACAACAGCAGATAACAACACAGCAGTTGGTATACAATCTTTAGACGCAAATACTGAAGGTCATAGTAATACTGCTGTAGGTAAAGGATCTTTAGGTGCAAATACAACAGCAGACAATAACGTAGCAGTTGGATTTAATGCTTTAACAGATAACACAACAGGTTCTGCAAACACAGCAGTTGGACAAACTGCTTTAGCAACAAACACAACAGGTGCGGACAACGTAGCAGTAGGTAAAGGAGCTTTAACAGCTAATACAACAGGTGCAGAAAACGTAGCAGTAGGTTCTGGTGTTTTAACGGCTAATACAGAAGGGGCAAATAATATTGGTG